AAATTGAAGAATTTGCATCGAACTGTTCCTTTATCTTTACTTGCAACTATAAGAATAGGATTATCGATCCAATTCATTCACGTTGCACAGTAATTGATTTTAAAATCAATGGTTCTAAACAAAAACTCGCAGCACAGTTTTTTAAACGTGTAGAATATATTCTCACACAAGAAAATATTGGTTACGATAAGAATATTATTGCAGCAGTAATTACAAAACACTTTCCAGATAATCGTCGTGTTCTTAACGAATTGCAAAGGTATTCTGTTTCTGGTGCAATTATTGATACAGGCATCCTCAATAATGTTTCCGACATTCAGATTGATGCACTAATCAAATCATTGAAAGAGAAAGACTTTGGTGGATGCCGCAAATGGGTCACCAATAATCTAGACAATGATCCAGTTAAAATTTATCGCAAACTATATGATTCATTATATGAGTTGTTGAAACCTAATACTGTTCCTCAATTAGTTTTGATTCTTGCTAAGTATCAATATCAAGCAGCATTTGTTGCTGACCATGAAATTAATACTGTTGCTTGTCTAACTGAAATTATGGTTGATTGTTCTTTTAAGGAATAAAATTATGACCAGAGATAAAATGATGCAAGAATTAGGGTTGACTGGAGAAAAAATCGTTATCAATATGTTGAGTGCGGCTGGATACAGAATTAAAACTTCAATTAACAAGTTTGATTCTGAAAAAGACTTGATTGTTGAAGATAAAACTGTTGAGGTGAAAACTCAAGTTCCTTTTGTTATGAAAAACTCATTTACATTCAAACCAAATCAACTTAGAAAATGTCGATCTGTTGACGTTCTTTATTTTGTAAGTGTTCCTCCTCCAAGAAATAAAGATAAATGGTCTGGTTGGATTTTTGAGGCTGATCCTAAATCTTTTGTAACTAAAAACTATACAACAAAAGATGGAAGAAAAATGATTTTAATTAACAGAGATCAACCTTCTTTGAGACCAGTAAAGAAAATTTCTGATGAAGAAATTAATGAATTGATGAAATATACTGTTTCGGAATATTGATATGGTTGATTTATTTAAAGACATTATACCATCAATTCTCCAAACAAAAAAAAATGTTTTAATTGAAGAACAAGATATTAAGGACTATAAACCTTTTATTGTAAATCGTGCTTTATCTTATCACATTGATTGTGTTGCATATGCAAATGAAATGAATCTTAATTCAAATATTGATTCAGATATGCAATATAATTACTTATTGAATTCGATTCGACCTATGAAACGAAAGTTTCAACCGTGGCAGAAATCATCTTTTGAAAAAGATTTTGAATGTATCAAAAAATATTTTGGTTATTCGAATCAAAAAACAAAAGATATTTTAGGTATACTAACCAATGAACAAATTGAAGAAATTAAAATAAAAATGGATAAAGGTGGAGTTAAAAAATGAAAACTAAATAAATCGGTGGACAATAATAAAAATAACGGAGTGAACAAATCATGATTTTAATTAAAGATTTAGTTGAGGTATTATTAGAAGATAAGGATGATTTTCTTAAAGTCAGAGAAACATTAACACGAATTGGTGTTGCTTCTAAAAAAGAAAAAACTTTATATCAATCTTGTCACATTCTACACAAACAAGGTAAATATTACATTGTACATTTTAAAGAAATGTTTGCATTAGATGGAAAACCAACAGACATTTCAGAAAATGATTTATCTCGTAGAAATGCAATTATTAAATTGTTACAAGATTGGGGTTTGATTAAAATCATAGAACAACATAAGGTGGAGAATCCTCCACCAATTTTTTTGTCTCAAATTAAAATTCTTTCACACAAAGAAAAAGGCGACTGGCAATTAGTACCAAAATATAATATTGGTAAAAAACCACAGGCCGCTTGACACCGTTATAAATATGTAGTACACTATGTACAGTTACGCCTTCGGGGTAACATTTTTTAACTCGCTTATTTAAGGAGAAACTTATGACACACCTATCCCTTCGTTCGCCCTTTGAAATGTTCAAAGATTTTGATAAGTTTTATGTTGGATTCGACGATCAATATAACCGACTATCAAAATTGCATGATGATTTGACCAAAAACATTCCAAATTATCCTCCATACAATATCAAGAAAACAGGTGAGAATACCTATTCTATTGAGATTGCCGTGGCAGGTTTTGGCACACAAGACATCGAAATCGAATTGGCCGATAATAAACTTATCGTAAAAGGTAATGCATCTTCTGATGAAACATCTGATAACTTCCTATTCAAAGGAATTGCTAATCGTGCTTTCACTCGTCAATTCGCACTCAATGACCAAATTGAAGTGCAAAATGCGGAAATGATTAATGGTATGTTGAAAATCTTTTTGGAGAAAATTATTCCAGAACATCGGAAACCAAAAAAGATTGAGGTCAAAGCACCAAAAGCAGGAGCACTATAATGATTAAAACAATAGAAAAAGTATTTTCTTCTGTGTTTGAAGGTCTTAAAAACATGCAAATGTACAATGATAAAAAATTCATTCAAGAATATTTGGATGATTCTATTGATGAAGCAGACCTTGAATATCGAATGAAAAACCTAAAATCTAAAAATCATTTGTAAATATGTGTTGCGTGGTGGCAACACCACGCTTGCCTGACCAACACCCTTGTGATATACTGACTATACTATGAAAAAATTTCAAAAACCCAAATTTAATGTTGAACGAGTTAATAAGTTTATTAACAAATTTAACCAGGACACTGTATTTTCATCTCCTGATTGGCCCACCAAAAACATTGATGGTGTGGAGTTTGTCGCGGTTAAATTGAATGAAAAAGAATTGAATTTTAAATGGATGCGTAGAGATTCTTTGCAAAAGGTCTCCAACGACACAAATCAGACAACCAAAAGAATCTGACTGTGGTGAAAGGGATATCACAAGGGTCTTCTAAACCCTCGTTCCAGGTTCGAGTCCTGGCAGTCGGGCCACTATGAACTTAACCATACAGAAATGTCTAGGTAAAAAATTTTTACCTTACGTTAATATGGCCGTAAATTATTACGGTGAACAATTAATACCAAATAAAAATTTAAGAAACAACATATATATTGAAGTCAAATTTAACAAAAAACTTGGCGTTTTAGGTTATGCATCGATAGTATATTATAATGCATCAAATAAACCAAGATGGTTTTTAATTGAAGTCCATCCACAAATTGGTGCATCAATGATATTTCGAGTCCTTGCACATGAAATGGCACATGTGAAACAATTTATATATGGAGAAATAAATGAGAACCTTTCTGTTTGGAAAAATGAACCAATAGATTCGGACAATTTGGATTATTGGGACCATCCATGGGAAATAGAAGCTCATGGACTAGAAGAAAGTTTATATAATAAATTTGTAAAAAAAGAAAAGTTGTGGAACATTTTTGAAGATATACCTGATCCGCAAAACTGTGTTCCTAAAACAACAATTCGTTGGAGGCTTGACAGAAGAAAGAAAGTTTGTTAATATATAAAGTATTCCCTGATAGCTCAGAGGTAGAGCGCCGGACTGTTAATCCGTCGGTCCCTGGTTCGATCCCAGGTCGGGGAGCCATATTGAAGCACATTCTAAGCCGAACCTAGGCGGCGCCCATAAAGAGAGGAGTGTGTTTCAATATGGTAGACGGCGCTGGTGCGCGGCGGAGACTTATAAACTCTGGAGACTGGTCAGATGGGCTGGAACGGTAGGGTTCGAATCCCTAGTCTACTACCAATTATGCCTCAGAAGCATTGATGGCGATGCACCGGATTTGTAACCCGGAGATAGTCCGTTCGATTCGGACCTGAGGCACCACATATGGAACTTTTTATGTATAATAAAAAAATCGATTTGAATAAAGTTAAAGAATATGTGGAGAATTGTGACCCGGAAACAAAAATATATCTTGGTTGCGATTCAGAAAGAGTTAATGTAAAAGGTGTTTGGTACGCAGATTATGTTATAGCAGTTGTAGTACATATCAATGGTAATAACGGATGTAAAATTTTTGGTCAAGTTACTAGAGAAAAAGATTTCGATAAGTCAAACAAAAAACCAAGAATGCGTTTGATGAATGAAGTTTATAAGGTGGCAGAAATGTATCTACAATTATCGGTATTAATTGAAAATGATATTGAAGTACATCTTGACATTAACCCAAATGAAGTGTATAATTCTAATATAGTGATCAATGAAGCGATAGGATATATAAAAGGCATGTGTAATGTTGTTCCTTTGGTCAAACCAAATGCATTTGCGGCATCATATGCAGCAGATAGATTGAAGGGTTTAGTAGCTTAGTTATGCGGAGTTAGTTTAATGGTAAAACAGCAGATTTCCAATCTTCGGTTGAGAGTTCGATTCTCTCACTCCGCTCCAGTTTTTTGATTTAAAAGGATATTTTATGGCTTATATTCCGTTGAATAAAAATGTAATCGTTGAACGCAAGGCACCAGAAAAAGTTTCTACTGGTGGTATTATCTTAAAGAGTTCAATGGATCCAGATCGCGCAGTTGTGATTGCAACAGCAGATGAATCAGTAAAAGTTGGTGAAGAACTTTTAATTAATTGGAATAAAGCATACAAGATTGAAGAAGAAACTTATCGCGTTCATATTGATGATGTGATTGGCGTATTTGATTAATTAAACGCGGTAGTGGTGGAACGGTATACACAGCAGACTTAAAATCTGCCGCCGCAAGGCTTGAGGGTTCGAATCCCTCCTTCCGCACCAAACAAATAGGAGTTTTTATGTCAGCAACAATACAGAATCTTGAAAGTGCATTGGCTGGTGAGTCAATGGCACATATCAAGTATCGATATTTCGCTAAGATTGCGATGGAAGAAGGGTACGAAGATGTTGCAAAACATTTTTGGCACACCGCAGATCAAGAGTTGCTTCATGCATGGGGTCATCTTGAATTGTTAATCGGTAAGCCAAGCACTAAAGAATGTCTTGAAAAGGCAATCGCTGGTGAGACTTACGAATATACCGAGATGTATCCACAGTTTGAATCTATTGCTGAACATGAACAAGATGTTAAAGCATTGGCAATTGCAAGAGAACAAATTAAAGAATCTGAAGAACATGCATTGCAGTTCATTGAAGTTCTAAAGAAAGCAGAAAAGCGTTTTAATGCTTTGAAGAAAGTCGAAGAACGTCATGCTAATGCATATAAAAAAGTAATGGAGGCACTATGAATGAAGAACATTTTTATGTTTGTATAGTTTGTGGTCATCAACATCACGAACAAACTGAAGGACGTTGGGAAGATTTGCCCGATGATTTCACTTGCCCAGAATGTGGTTGCGGTAAAGAAGATTACGAACTAGTTTAAACTAACAGGGCCTATAGCTCATGTTGGTTAGAGCAGCGGACTCATAATCCGTTGGTGCTGTGTTCGACTCACAGTGGGCCCACCAAAAAGGAAAAATAAATGAATGTTTTAGCATTAAAACTCACTACAAATGAAGATGTTATGGGTGAAATTGAATCCGAATCTGAAACGGAATATGTTGTCTTAAACCCATTATCAATTGCTGTGGTTCCAACTCCACAAGGGCAACCTAATATTGGTTTTGTTCCGTTTCCTATTCATAGTGAACAAAAAGTTGATAGGACCATTTGCATTGCGAAGAAAAATGTAGTATACTCATATGAACCAGCGCAAAACTACGTTGAAAATTATAAAAGAATCTTTGGATCAGGCATTATTACACCACAAAAACAATTGATTATTTGATGCAATTTTATACTAATGTACAAAGTCTCGGTAACAGTATTTTTTATCGAGGCGTCTTTAATGGTAAAAGAATGAAGGAGAAGATTGACTATTCTCCTTCACTTTTTATTACCACTAAAAAACCTACGCAATTCAAAACACTAGAAGGGTATCCTCTAGAGAAAAAGACATTTGACGATTTGCGTTCCGCCAGAGATTACATAAAACAATTCGAAGGTGTAATTGGCGCATCAAAAATCTATGGCAATACTCGTTTTGAATACGCATATATTGCAGACCAACATAAAGGCATGATTGAGTGGGATATCGACCACGTTAGTATTGCTGTTATCGATATCGAAGTCGGG